CTCTAGGTGGGGCTACCGCATACGCAGTGCAAATTACACCTCCCGCGCGTTACAGCGCGGGATTCATCCAAAGGAGGTATCTCCGTTGGGATACTCTACTAGCTACCGCGAGACCAAGTCTCCTGGTGGTTTTTCCACCTGGGAACTATGGCGTCGCAGGACTAGTGATAAGCAATGGTTTAAGATGAATACCGATTCATCTTCCTTTGCCGGTATCCCTGGCTCCCAATCAAGAGGGAGCGAGAGTCATCCATGGCCACCGAAAGGTGGCCTGGGTGACGTTGGTGGACCGTTTGATCTCGTGTCCCGCACGGCAGAAACGCCGGGCGGTGGCATGAGTATCAACAAGGAAGCCAGATATACTGGCGTTAGTGGCTATGATCGCGTTAAAATTATCGCGAACTGGACACTACGTCCGTATATGGGTTCCGATCCGACTCATCCTGTGTACCCCTCTAGTCTAAAGAGTGTTGATAATACTCTTAACACTATGGGTGCTACAGCGATTAGCCGGTGTCGACCAACAGCGTCTGGCGTCGATATGTCCACAGCCCTTGGTGAGACCTATCGTGAGGGTATTCCCCACATGACTGGCTCACAAACTTGGCGTGACAGGTGTCTCAATGCCCGCAATGCGGGTGGTGAGTACCTTAACGTCCAGTTTGGCTGGATGCCCCTAGTTAATGACGTACTGTCTTTTGGCAGTACAGTCAGAAATTCACGGGATATTGTTTCACAATATGACCGTGATCTAGGGCGGATCGTTCGACGTTCGTACGCCTATCCGGAGATAAAGACTAAGTCTAGTGGCATTGCGAGTACTGGTCATTACCCAGAAGGTTTGACCAATATTTCGCAAACAAATGCCTTTAGTCCTAGTCCTACCACGGGAACGGTCTACTATGATAGCGAAAGCATCATACGTAGGTGGTTCAAGGGTGCATTTATCTATGGTGGGGTACCCGGCTTTGTGCCGACTAGCCCTATCACAGAATTTGGAGCTAAGGCCGATCGCCTTTTTGGCGTCAGTCTTACTCCTGATGTACTCTGGAACCTCAGCCCGTGGTCCTGGGCCGCCGATTGGTTCGGCAATGTTGGAGACGTACTTAGTACGGCTTCCGATATGCTGAGCCAAGGCCTGGCTATGCGCTATGGGTACATGATGGAAAATACCATCAATAAGTACACCTATAGCCATGAAGCTTCCTCCGTTTATGGAGAAAAGCTACATGTCCCCAGAGTGTCATTGGTCACTGAGACCAAGACACGAAGGAGAGCAAACCCCTTTGGGTTTGGCATTAATTGGGATGGATTGTCTTCATCCCAAGTTGCCATACTCACAGCTTTGGGGATTTCCCGAAGCTGAAGAGGGACGGTGTTTGCACCGCCCATACACCCACATAGCTGCTCGTAAGAGCAGAAGGAGCAATGACTAATGTCATTCACAGATCCACAGTCCATCACCATCTCGGCAGTGACCACTCCTCTGCCCCGTGTTTCTACGGGTCAGAACGAGGGTCTCTACTCGAGTGCTGATGGGACGATTGATCTGTCGGCTTCGCATGCCTATGGCAAGCGAACTCGGCGGGTCCTTCGCCTGGACCATACGAAGATCACCTCAGATCCGTTCCGGCCGTCGGAGAATACCGAAGTATCCATGAGTAACTACATGGTCTTCGATCTTCCCGTGGTCGGTTATACGAATGCTGAGGCGAAGGCCGTGTACACGGGTTTTAAAACCCTTTACACGGCCTCTTCGGATGCTCTCATCGACAAGTTGCTTGGCGGTGAGAACTAGGGGTAAGGATGTCGTCACGATAATCATTCTGATTATCTTGCCGATATCCGGTCTCATTTGCGCCGACCTGCAAAGGCGGCTCAATGTTGACCACACTCCTAAATGTCCCAAATACCGGGTAAAGTTCGGCTATTGCCGTAACTAATTCGGTAGTCTGCGAAGGCATCAGTCTAAGGAAAGCACACCCCCAAACGATTAGTTAGGAGGGGCTTTGAAAAGCCTGATGTTGCTCTGGACAAAACTGGCACACGAATGTGCCGGTTGGTGTAATAACACTAGCATCACCATGGACTGTAAAACAGTCCGTGGGCGATCGAATCACGAGGGGTTATCGTTTCTGACGATAACCCTACCATCCTTTGGAAAAGACTTCGAAAAAAGTCTTGACCTTGGGATGGTGGACCGCAACCTCTTCCATGGCTTTGCCTGGAAGGGTGGTCTCCCGAAATTTCTTTCGGGTTTCCTCGGTCTTGTGTTCGATCGGACTAGTGGTGTGTTGCTCGATGATCCATCGATAGATGCTATCCGATCCGTTCGTCAGCTAACGCTGATGTTCGGTAAGATGCATCTGCCTTGTTCCCCCGAAAGGGTGGCCAAGGCATTCGCTGGATATATCGAGTGTGAGCAGGATGTCCGTAGGCACGATGCTAACCACGAACTCGCGCAAACAGCGGAGTTCGGGCGTATCGCGTCTATGTTGTTTTGGGATGTGTTCAAGCACGTAGACCGCAAGGTCTATGAGCATGATCTAGTTCCAAAACATGGTCCTGGTGCTACTGCCGATAGGCTTCGCAGTAATGCGAAGTTTCGGCAGCACACCTGGCCCAAACGTCTGGATGAGGTTTTTCCGCTTGCGGAATACCTGATCCCGAACTACTCCTTTGTGGAGGAGCTCGAAGACGTTGACATCCTCGAACCTGGCGCTGAGATTCCCGTGAGGGTTATCTCAGTACCTAAAACGCTCAAGACGCCCAGGATCATAGGAATAGAGCCGACTGCAATGCAATATATGCAGCAGGCTCTTCTTCCTGAGATCCTTGCATGTCTGAAGAGGGTTGACTACCTCAACAGCATGCTCGGTTTCGATGATCAAGTCCCTAATCAGGACATGGCCCTCGAAGGTTCACTAACTGGTGAACTAGCCACACTCGATTTGAGTGAGGCTTCCGATCGCGTTTCGAATCAGCATGTACGACTACTACTACACGGCCACGAGCATCTCTTTGATGCAGTGGACGCGTGTCGTAGCCGGAAGGCTGACGTGCCTGGCCACGGAATTATCCGTTTGGCCAAGTTCGCGTCTATGGGTTCAGCACTCTGTTTCCCGATGGAAGCGATGGTCTTTTTGACCGTCGTTTTTCTAGGGATTCAGAAATCGCTCAACACATCACTTACCCTTAACGACATTAAGTCGTTTCAGGGGTCGGTGCGCATCTACGGGGATGATATTATCATCCCTGTGGACCATGTGGAATCCGTCATTGAGGCACTACATTCTTTTGGGTTTGTAGTGAACCTCAATAAGTCCTTCTGGACCGGAAGGTTCAGAGAGTCTTGTGGACGGGAGTATTATGACGGAAATGACGTTTCAATCGTCAAAATTCGTCAGATGTTCCCTCTACGACGGACTGACGCAACCGAGGTTAACGCATTAGTCGAATTCAGAAACCAGCTCTATTGGGCTGGATACTGGTCGACTTGTGCGTATCTCGACGAGATCCTAACGGGTATGCTTCGGCACTACCCGATGGTACTCTCGTCGTCCCCGGTGCTAGGTCGTCAAAGCGTACTGGGTTTCGAAACCCAGCGCCTTGATGAGCACCTACATAGCCCCCTTGTCAAGGGCTATGTACTGTCATCGCGTTCGCCGAGGAATCCCCTCGATGGACACGGTGCCTTGCTCAAGTTCTTCCTTAAGCGTGGCACAGAGCCATTCTTTAGTGAAGATCACTTGGAGCGTTCAGGACGCCCTCAAGCCGTCTACACCAAGCTGAGGTGGAGTTCTCCTGTATAAGTAGGAGACTCGGCGAAAGCCGCAGGGAGAAACCAAGCCAGCACTCATCATCGTATTCGATGAATGCCTGTTGGATTCTTCTGCTTCTATTACTACTGCCGTTTTGGCACTCCCGCAAGGGAGGCTAATAACGGGTAGCTAGTGGAAGCATCGGCCGCCATATGGCGGTCGGGGAGATGTACTTGGCAG